CCGAGATCTACACGCGTAAGATCGTCGGCAGCGTCAGATGTGTATAAGAGACAGCTCTAGCAGACACGTTGAAATCATTGTCACTTTACGGCGGGTAGAATAATGGGCGGCGAGGAAGTTACAGAGCGTTACGTGAGCATGGCCGAGTTCGGGCGCATCCGCGGCGTGACTCGCATGAGCGTATCGAGATGGGCGAAGGAGGGGAGGATCCCGAAGAACTCCAGTGGCCAGATCCCAGTCATCGCGGCAAGCGCAGCGCTCGACGAAGAGCGCGAAGCCTACGAGGACGACATCCCGACAGATCCCAGTACCTACGACGAAGCCCGCACCCGCAAGATGCTGGCCGACGCCGCCCGCTCCGAGCTCGAGCTCGCCAAGGCAAAGGGAGAAGTCGTCGACGCCGCGGAAGCCCAGGACGACAAGGACCGCGAGGTCACGATCGCCCGCACGCTGCTAATGCAGATCGGCGCCAAGGTCTCCAGCCAGGTCGCAGGCATGACCGACGCGCGCGAGATCCGGCTGCTCATCGAGGCAGAGACCCGCACGATCTTTGCTGACTTGATGAAGGCGCTCGAGGTCGATGGATGACGCTGACTGAACTCTCCCTCTTCACAGGCGCAGGAGGTGGCGTCTACGCCTCGAAGCTCCTGGGCCACAAGGTCATCGGCTACGTCGAATGGAACGACTACTGCCAGCGCGTGATCGCGCGAAGGATAGACGATGGCATCTTTGACCGAGCACCAATCTTCGGCGATATCAGAGCATTCGTCTGTGCAGGGTACGCTGAGAGATATCGAGGACTGGTTGACGTCGTGTCTGGGGGATTCCCCTGCCAGCCGTTCTCGGTCGCAGGCGCGCAGCTCGGAGAGGACGACCCGCGCAACATGTGGCCAGCGATGCGGGACGTGGTTCGCGAAGTTCGACCCAGGTTCGTCTTTGCCGAAAACGTCCCAGGTCTCGCTTCTAACGGGTACCTTGGAACCGTTCTCGGAGACCTGGCCGCGCTGGGGTACGATGCGGAATGGTGCGTGCTGGGTGCGGACGACTGCGGAGCTCCGCACATACGAAAGCGGCTCTGGATCTTGGCCCACGCCCAAGGCCTCGGATTCGAGGCGCGGGGACTGTCCGAGCGAGCGGGCCCGGCACACGCCGTCTCTGGTTTCTCAGGTGAACTGGGCCACGCCGGCAGCCAGCGATTGGAAGAGCGGCAAGTCGGGCCCGGCAACTATGGAGCGGAACTCAAGGCCGCTGAGCGAGCAGGCGTATCATCATGGTGGGACGGAGACCCCGCCGACATCGGCGGCGAAGCCTGGGGCGCTGAACCCGTCCTGGGTCGAGTGGCTGATGGGGTGGCCCATCGGAAGCACAGACTTGATGCCATTGGCAATGGGCAGGTTTCGGCTGTGGCGGCAACTGCATTCCGACTTCTAATGCTGAGGGCAAGCCAATGACTCTGCACCCCGGACCATGGCAACCGCCAATCATGCTCCCCGTCGCCGAGTGGGCCGACGAGTTCCGCTACCTCGCAGACGAAGACGCGGCTGAGCCTGGCAAGTACCGCACGTCACGGACGCCCTACGCCGTCGAGCCGATGAACTCTATGGGGCCGGACGACCCTACCGAGCGCGTCGTGCTGATGTGGGGGGCCCAGACGGCCAAGACCACGGCTATCGAGAACTGGCACGGGCACACCGTCCACTATGGCCTGGGCTCAATCCTCGCCGTCAACGCCAACCTCGACCCGATGGGTAAGGCCTTCGCGCGCCGCTTCGAACGACTCGCCGGTGTGACGCCGGCAGTCGGCGACAAGATGAGCACCAAGCGCGGACGCGACGCTGCCCGCACCATGTACGAGAAGACGTACACTGGGGGCACTCTCTTCGTCCGAGGCGCCACGTCGCCAGCGGGCCTGGCGTCCACTCCCATCCCAAAGATTTCCCTAGACGAGGTCGACCGCTACGACGACGACGTGGGCGGTGAGGGTGACCCGATAGCCATCGCGATCCGCCGTGCCAACACATTCGGAGACAGAAAGAAGATCGTCATCACGTCCACGCCGGACCTCAAGGGCGAGTCCAAGATCACCAAGGCATTTCTAGCCACGGACCAGCGCCTCTACTGGGTGCCGTGCCTGCGCTGCGGCGTGGTCCATGCTTTTCTCTGGGAAGACGTAAAATGGACGAAGGGCCGCGCCCTTGATTCTGTCTGGGAGTGCCCGTCGTGCTCGAGGACCACCGCCGACGCGCTAAAGCCGGAGATGCTTGTCAACGGGATCTGGCAGCGGTCCGACACCCCGGAGCGCCGCGCCGTCCTCGCCAAGGCGCTGGACGTCGAGGCCTCAGAGCTCGAAGAGAAGTACGATGGCTCAGGCCGCCGCAAGGGCTACCACCTGTCCGGGCTCTACTCACCGTGGCGAACGTGGGGCGAGATCGCTGACGAGTTCGTCCGCGCCAAGGATGACCCCGTCGCGCTGCAGGTCGTGGTGAATACTGACTTCGCCCAGCCCTGGGACATCACCGGCACCGGCCAAGGCTTCAGCGGCAACGAGATCGAAGTGTTGGCCGATCGTGCAGAGAAGGACGTGGACTGGTCAATGGACCCGCCGGCTGGAGCTACCATCACAACGGTAGGCGTTGACGTGCAGGGCGACCGCTTCGAGCTCGAGCGCGTAGGCTGGGGCGCCGGTTATGAGTCATGGTCTCGAGACTTCGTCGTGATGATGTGCGACCCTGCGACGGACGAGGCGTGGGATGGTCTCGACGAGGTGCTGAAGGCGTGGGCGCCAGACGCGGTGGCCATCGACACAGGCGGCCACAACACGCAGATGGCCTACCGCTACGTGAGGACGAAGAGCCGCAGGCGAATCTACGGCATCAAGGGCGACGATGGCCCGCGGGCGATCTGGAAGTCTGTCCCGTCAAGGGTTGGCACTGGAAAGAACGTGGCTCTATATATCGTTGGAGTAGACCACGCGAAGCGAGACGTGTACTCCCGCCTCCGCGTCGCCAAGGCCGGACCTGGATATTGCCATTTCCCGGACGACCGCGACCGAGAGTATTACGAGCAGCTCACCGCCGAGGTTCTCGTTGGGGTCAAGAAGGCGGGCAAGAAAGTACAGGTGTGGACGAAGCGCCGCGCTCGCAACGAAGCCCTAGACTGTAGGGTCTACGCATACGCCGCACTCCAAGGCCTGCTGATGAAGGGCGGCCGGTGGAAACTCGGCAAGGTCGCCAAGCAAATTGTCACGAAACATTCCACCCTTGACAGTGGAGTGTCACGAAACGATACTCACCACGAGGGGCCCGCTCAGGAGCCGAGGCAAGAGGCCAGGCAGAAGCGACGTCCCGCGTGGATGGACTTTTGACGTGGACTCAGGCTCAATACGATAGCCTCAAAGACGCCTACGCTCAGGGCGCGCTGCGAATCAAGCACGGCGATAAAGACGTCACCTTCCGCACCCGCAAAGAAATGAAGGCCATTATCCGCGAGGTCGGCATAGAGCTTGGCGTCCTCACTGCCCCCGTGATCTCCTACACCGAATACGATAAGGGCTACTGATGGGCATCGCATCACGAGTCCGTCACGACGTTACCGACCGAGCCATCAGGGCGGCCGGTGCTGCGGCAAAGTATGCGCTGGACACCTCCCCCGGTCTGCGCCGCCAGCTTGCAGCAGCGGCCGGTGCCCTTCTTTCCTACGAAGGCGCTAAGCGTCCCTACTTCGATAAGACGTGGGGCACGGGCGCCGAGGGTCCGACATCCGTAGTCCTCGACAGCTTGCCGACGCTGCGAGCTCGCAGTCGCTACCTCGTCAGGAACAACCCCCACGCCCGCCGAGCGATCAAGTCTCTGACTCACGGCCTCGTCGGGACCGGGCTCATCCCGCGCACGAAGTCAGACAAGCAGGACCAGCTTTGGCGAGACTTCGCCCGCGAGTGCATCGTAGACAGCGACATGGGGTTCAACGGCGCTCAGTCCGTGATCTCCGATGCTGCCTACGAGTCCGGTGGCTGCCTCATCCGTCGCCGCCCGCGCCTAAAGACCGATGGCCTTACCGTCCCGCTCCAGATCGAGATCATGGAAACGGACATGCTCGACACGACGATGGACACGAACACCGCCTTCAACGACGAGGGCGCGACCATCATGGGCGGCATCGAGTTCAACCGCATTGGACAGCGCATCGCCTACCACGTCTACAAGCAGCACCCGGCCGAGTCGAGCAGCTTTGGCGGCGATCAGTCCGTGCGTGTGCCTGCCTCCGAGATCGCCCACTTCTTCCTTCCCGACCGACCCGGGCAGGTGCAGGGCGCACCGGCGCTGTCGAGTGTTATCCAGGCGCTGAACCAGCTCGACGGCTACCGCCTGAGCGAGCGCATAGGCAAGCGCCTAAGGGCGTCTGTCGTGGCCTTCGTGAACGGTGGCGACGAGACAGGACTTGCTGGCGGCGCAGAGAGCGACGGGCAGACGCCGGCCAGGATGCTAGAGAACATCGGGCCAGGAGCTGTCATCCCGACGCCTGAAGGCTCGCAGACAACGTTTCCGCAGTCCGTCTCTGACACGTCATACCCTGCGTACCTGAAGGCGGAGTTACACGCTATCGCGGCTGGCGCTGGCTCTACCTATGAGCAGATGACCGGAGACCTCGAGGGCGTCAACTACTCCAGCATCCGCGCCGGGCTCCTGAACTTCCGTGGCGAGCAGCAGAACACCCGCGAGAACTTCCTGATCTCCATGGCGCTAGACATCGTCTATGGCTGGTTTGTCGACGCCGCGATGCTCACTGGGCAGCTACCCATGACCGCGCAGCGCTATCCCGAGTGGAGCCGTCCGGCCCATGTCGACATCGACCGCGTCAAGGAAGCGAACGCCGACAAGCTGGAGCTTGAGAGCAAGACCCGCAGCCCGCAGGACGTGATCGGGTCGAAGGGTCGCGACTGGCGCAAGACTATCGACGAGTGGGCAGCGGCACAGGCTTACGCCGATAGCAAGGGAGTTTCCCTTGACGCTGTGTCACAAAACGTTACAGTCGAAGAAGAGGAGGGCGACGACGATGAGTGAGCGCCTGTTCAAACAATCGCAGAGCGAGCACCTGGCTGCTACAGTTGTCCCGGAAACGTTCAACGCCGAAACCAACACCATGGATGTCCAGTTCTACAGCGGCGCCGTGGTGCTCCGTGGCGGTTTCTGGACCGAGCCCTATGAGCTCGTCTTCGAGATGACAGAAGAGGCCGCGGACTTTTCTCGCCTGAACGCGGGAGCCCCGTTCCTCCTTGACCACCGGGCCGACGTGAAGAACACGATCGGAAGGACCGCAGGAGCCAGGCTCGATGGCGGGAAGGCGGTATCCGGCGTCGAGTTCGTCGAACTGGCAGACGACCCAGAGAACGCCCCCAGCATCAAGAAGATCCAGAAGGGATTTTCCAAGGGGATCTCCATGGGCGTTGACATCCTGGAGCGACGCATCGAAGAGCGCGACGGTCAGCGAGACCTGCACACAGCGACGAAGTGGCAGCCGTTCGAGTTGAGCGGAACCCCTGTCCAGGCGGACAAGGATGCGTTTACGCTCGCAAAGACAAGCACCGAAGGGGCGCCGCCCCACAACCATAAGGAGGACGATATGTCCACCAAGAACGAGCCGAGTGGGGCGCAGGTGGCGCTCGACGAAGAGAAGGCGCGCGCTGCGAAGCTCGCCAAAGAGAACGATGAGCTCAAGGCGACGATCGCCCTGAGCGCACGCAACACCTTCATCGCGGACATGGGCGTGCGGTTCGGCCTGTCCGATGACGACGTCGAGGGCATGACGGGCCAGAGCCTCGAGTCCCTCTCCCACGGCGACGCCAAGGACAAGATCCTGACCATGGCCGCCGAGAAGGCAGACAACCGTGACATCAACCCGCGCAGCACGCAGCTCAGCGTGGAGCATGACGAGCGGGACACGAGGCGCGAGGGCGCGCTGAATGCTCTCCTGCACCGTGCCGACCCTGGCAAGTTCGAGTTGGACGACAACGGCAAGCGCTTCTATGGCCTGTCCCTTGTCGAGACCACGGAGCGTGTCAGCGGTCGCTCGAACGAAGGCGACGGCCGCTCCCGGCGCGCCGAGCTTGCGATGTCCACGTCGGACTTCCCGAAGATCCTGGCCGGTGGCGTCAACAAGGTGCTCGGCACCGCCTACGAGGACGCCCCGAAGACCTATCAGGTGTGGTCGAGCCGGCGTGACCTGCCCGACTTCAAGACGATGAACATCGTCCGTCGCTCGGCGGCCCCCGCCCTGGCCCTGAAGGCCGAGGGCGCCCCCACGATCTACGGCAAGGTGACCGAGACGCAGCAGGGCTGGCAGCTCTATCGCTACAGCACCGGCCTCCCCTTCACCTTCGAGATGATGGTCGACGACAACCTGGGCGCGTTCATGGACGTGGCCGCGGCTCTCGGCGCCTCCAGCGCTCGCAAAGAGAACTCGCTGGTATACGCGCACCTCGCCGCGAACCCGACCATGGCCGAGGACAGCAAGGCGCTGTTCCACGCCGACCACGGCAACCTCGCCGGCGCTGGCGCTGCCCCGAGCCAGACCACGCTCAACGCGATGTTCGTGGCCGTCTCCGCGTTCACCGACATCGACGCCTCGACGAAGATCAACGCGACGCCCAAGTACTGGCTCGGCGGCCACAGCACGCGGCAGTCCCGCGCGCAGACCCTCGGCCAGTTCGCCCCGGCGACGCAGGCGACCATTCGCCCCGACTACTTCAACGGCCTCGAGACCGTGACCGACGCCGAGATCACCGGTAACGAGTGGTATGGCATCATGGACCCGCGCACCGTCGACACCATGCGTTACGGCTGGCTCGAGGGCGCCCAGGGCCCCCAGGTCGGGCGCACCATCGACTTCGACACCGACGACCTCAAGGTCAAGGTCACGCTGAACTTCGGCTATCGGGCCGTCGACTTCCGCGGCTTCTACAAGAACCCCGGCGCGTAGACCGGAAACAGGAGGAACTGAACCATGGCTCTCGAACCATACATCGCTCAGAGCAACATCGACAAAATCCAAGTCACCGCGCCGGCCACGATCTCCAGCGGAGACGTTGTGGAGATTGGCGGGAACCTGCGAGGCATCGCGATCGCGGACGCCGCGTCCGGCGATCAGGTCGCGATCCAGCGCAGTGGGCTTGCCAAGAACGTCACCAAGGCGGCGCCGCTGGTCATCACGGCCGGTGACCTACTCTATTGGAGCGACTCCGGCGACGAGGTCACGAAGACCGACACCGACAAGCCCTTCGGCATCGCCGCCGCGGACGCTGCCTCTTCCGCCGTGCTGGTTGATGTCTACCTGAACGCCGGATCGTTCAGCGAGGCGGCGCAGATTGACCAGTGCCTGACCGCCGCCGCGGTTGGCACTTCTGGCAACGTCGTAGAGTATGCTGGCGCCGACCGGACTACGGTTGACTCCGGGATCTCTGCTGACGACCTGCCTACGATGGCCGCCGTTGGCGGGGCTGGCAACCTCGTCCAGACTGCTGCCGCTGACCGCGCGCAGAGCGACGCCGGTATCGCCGTGGCCGACGTGCCGACGCAGGCCGCCGCCGCTACCGCTGCAAACCAGCTACTCGTCGCCGCCGGCGCCGACAAGACACAGCGTGGCGCAGACGCCTACGTCGTGCCGGCCAGCGCTGGAAACTACGGCGCCGAGTTGCGGATCTTCGACGCGCAGGGCAACTACCAGGGCTACCGTGCCGAGGACGCGATGGGGTCCGATCTGACGATCAGCCTCGACAACATCTTGGCGCTCGCTGTCGTGACCATCACGGTTAGCGCTGGAGCCAACACTGGGTCTAGCGGGGCCGCCGCGTCGCTGGTCGGCGGCACGGTCGTTTCGTGTGTCGCGGTGTCAGGCAGTGACGCCGCTCTGGAGATGGCCGAGCTGCAGGGCGACGGGTCAGTTGACGTCACCTGTCTTGCGAACCAGACCGCCGAGACGACGTACAAAGCGATCGTCCAACTTCCGTAGCGCCAAGGGGGTATCATGGCTTGGGCGGCGTATGCCGACGCGGCGAATGTAACGGTTCGCGACTTCTACGGAGTCGCGGTCGTGTACACGCCAAAGTCGACGCTGGTCGCCGAATCAATCCGGATGCCCCTGGATCGTCGATGGATAGAGGCGGGGTCTGCCGAATCCCCCGGCACCGACCTCGCCTCTGTCCTCGATATCCGCCTAGCTGACCTGAGCGTGGCTCCGCTGCAGGGCGACACGCTGACCGTAGACAGCATAGGCTTCCGTGTCGAGGACGTTCAGACCACCGGAAACGGTGACGCGAAACTGATACTCAAGAGGACGTAGTGGCTCAGTACACGCCGCAAGACATCATCGACCTGGCCTACACCGCGCTGTATGGGAACACGGCGGCGGGGACCAACGTCGAAAAGTCCCGCATGGACTCCATCAACACGGAAGACCTGCCGGCGATCTCTATCTACGTCACGGGATCCGATGACGCTGCTACGAGCTCAATTCTGGACGGAAGGATGCGGCGCACAGACACGCTGGCTATCGACGCCAGGGTGCGCGCAGTAGCGGGGTCCACGGTCGCGCAATCGGCGTCAGAACTTGCAGACGACGTGAAGCGCCGACTCGTGCATATCTCAGA